ATAGGTCTTTATTCTTCTTAAATTTGCTAGTGTTCGATCTTCTTCTCGAAGACACTGCCATCTAAACTTGGCGCAACCCCACATCATGAATTCTCTTAACGAAGAGTCATACTCCGATTCGTCTAAGGCGTAACCGTTTTCGAAAACGTTTAGTTTTTCATACAAACGATTCCAATTTCCTTTGAGGGGTGTCATACCAATTGTGGAAGCTGTTGTGAGATGTGAGTCATACATTTTCTCATTCATATCTGCAAACAACCTATTTCCATGTGTGGTAGCATCTGTTGCTCCAGCTGCAAAGGTTCTAATTGAATTCTTTATTACTTTCAGTTTTGGTCTCAACTCTTCTTTTAAGCAAGAGGAGAAAACTGTGGTCCAAAATGGGTCCTCTGCAAGGTTTTCCCAGTCGTTTTCTAACCACTCAGTAATTTGTGGATCATTTTCGAAGAGTTCTCCTTTCTTTGAGAATTCTTCGTTAAAGGGAGAGCCACTCCCTGAGCTCATATCAAGTCTCGAAATTGATTCGTCTAGTGATAGAACTTTTGATTCTCCCATGTATGGCAAGAACTGACGTGACACATATGTCCAGGCCAGATTAAGCTTTTCAACGTCATCATTTTCCATAACAACGGTTGCTTTTCCATACTTTGCTAATGATTTGTAAGCAGCATCTTGATTTGGTACTGGGAGACTCCACTCGGGATCGATCTTTTCGTGAGCAAGATCGATATACATTTGAACTTGGGGGTCAATAATTCTTTTATTTTTGTAACGCGGAAAGCGGTTACAACTTCCAATAAGTTCGAAGTAATCAGGTTTGAGGTACTTTTCATGGTCTTCAGATATAAATCCGAACGCACGAAATTTTGGAACACCTTTTGGACAAACATACCGTACCGGGTAACGTTTCCAAAATGGGCGTTCTCTCTCTACCAAATTTATCGGGAGTGGGGGCGTAACTGAAAATCCAGACCACTATGAATAGTGACTGGTCCTTGCTTGGCGAAAGCAATCAGTTCAGGAGTAACAATTTCAAATCGTCCGAAATCGACACCATTTCCATGGGTCCAAA